TGAATGGTGTAATTCATATGGGGACAAAGAAAGAAATGGAGAAGCGCTACAACATTAAGATGAAAACAGACAATGACGCTGAGGTGCTTATTCAGTATCTTGATAGTTATTCATTTGAAGAGCTTTGTGTGATGTGGCCAAAGGTTTCAATCGCGGCGGTGCTGGTTAACAAAAAAAAGTTTTTTGCGTTTCGTAATGAACGCCGACCACTTTGGCTTATTGAAAAACAAAGTTCATTGCTGATTGCGTCAACACAAGATATATTGAAGCGGGCAGGGGCTGACTATCGTAAGGCAAAGTTATTGAAACCAGAAAAAGTTTATTCATGGGAGATATAAGGTTTTATGTTTATGTGGATAAAAAGCTTTCTGATAGAAAAGTTTTTTATGTGGGTAAAGGTGGTATGAAAAGGGTTAGAGACCCTTGGAGAAAAAATTTACATTGGTTAAGAGTGGTTTCAAAAGAGAGGGGTTATTTAAGGGAAATTGTTTTTGAAACCCAATTGGAGAAATCAGCTAACAGCAAAGAAATAGAGTTGATTAAATTTTATGGTAGAAAAAACTTAGTTAACTTTACTGATGGTGGTGAGGGACAAAGAGGTGTGAAACCTTCTTTAGAAACGAGACTAAAAATGTCTTTTGCTGGTAAAGGTAAAAAGAAGCCACAGTCAAGAATAAATTATCTGAAGACCAGAGTTTACTCAGATGAGACAAGAAGGAAGATATCATTAGCAAACAGTAAAAGAAATGTGTCTTTAGGCACACGTTTAAAAATGCGAAATGCTAAACTGGGTAGAAGGTTATCTCTTGAGTCCAGGCGAAAGGTTAGTGAGTCTTTAATAGGTAACCAAAGAGCAAGGAAGAAAGGAGGTTTGTATGGATTATCTTAGTTATCATATTAATTCGTCAAAGATAAAAGACATTGATCCGGCAAATGATGCTTTACGTTATTTATGTGACAGATTTGAATTAAATTTAGAGCAACGTTATTGGGTGGCTTTTTTATACTCTACTTGTTATTGTGCAGCTACTGCATATTACATGTACTCAGAATTCCCAGACTTTGAGAATGTTGACGATGGTCGATTACAAAGATGGTGGAATAAAAATAAGCAGCGTTGTTTATTCCAAACTGATAGGTTGAGGATTAAAACAAGTAATCAATTTGTTCCAACGTTTCAATCTTATCGTGAGTGGGTTGGAGATTATTCACAGCAACAAAAATTTGCACAATTAAAAACACCTAAGCCAGAGTGGACTTATGACCAAGCATTTAAAGCTGTGACCAATGTTCGTAATATTGGAAGGTTTACGGCTTTTATTTATCTTGAAATGATAACAGTGTTGACTGATTTTAAATGTTGGCCAAAAACATTTGATTGGAAGACAGCAGATAATTGTCGTAAAGGTTTGTGTTATGCATATAATGTTGAGGATAAACAAACAAATGAAATGCTGGACGGAATGTTGTGGCAATTACAAAAGTTATTGTTAGCAAGACGTTGTGAACACAGTTCAGTATACAATATTGAAACCACTCTTTGTGCTTACAAAAAATATGTGCACGGCAAACGTCATGTCGGTTATTATCTTGAGAGACAATTAGCTGAGATTGATAAAATGGCAGCCAACGTGCCCACAGGAGTTTGTTGGGATGTACTTTATCAATTCAGGAAAGAAACTTACAAACATTTAAAACCAAACGAAAGATGACAATATTGTTAATTGGTGGATGTGGTAGTGGTAAGACTTGGGTGATGAAACAACTTGTTAAGTTTCTGAAGTGCGATAAGTTGGGAAAGGTTGGCATGTTTTATTACCACCACAATACAAAAGTTTATGTACTGGGTAAATATGATGGTACCACTTTTGAGGGATCAGATAAATTATCAATGGCAGTTATGCGAGACATGGAACAATTCAAACAATTTGCTAAAGGTAAAATTATAATTGCTGAGGGTGATAGGTTTACCAATAAAATATTTATTGAGGCTATGAAGCCCACTGTGATTAAAATCGTTGACGATGGTGCGAAAGGTAGAAAGATTCGCGGCTCTAGTCAGACGCCGCGACAAATTCAATCAATTGCGACACGGGTGTCAAGGGTTGTGTTTAAGTCAGAGGTTAGAGATTCAACAACGGCGTTGAAGATGATATTGGAGATTGTAAAATAAATTTTAAACCAAAATAAATATGAAACAACTAATCAGTGCAAAGCCTTGTGTGTGGGATGTAACAAATGCTTATCTTACATTAGGGGTAAACTCAAGGTACCCTAACAACCCTAGTAATTTAAGTAAGCTTAAAAAGCTACAGAAAATGGAAACAGCTGGTGACCCTCAACCAACAAAAATTAAAACTGTTGAGCTTAACGGGCATGTGACAATTTTTGAATTGGGTAAGAAAAACGAGTACTACTCAAAGAATGGCCGAACTCTTACAGGTTTAATCATGTCCTCAGCTGCAACAAAAGGTAACAAGTTGAGGATTTACTAACATTGCGCGTTACATTTTAAATTTGTAATTTTATGCAATCAAGAAAGTTAAGCCTACAAACATTTTACTTATGTGTTATTTACGGCTTAGCTTTCATTGGTTTTTGTAACCTTCTTTATGGCATTGTTTATTTTTTCACTGTTTATTTGAAAATATGGGATTGATTGCAACATTTGTAATTGGGTTTTTGTTCGGTACTGTTTTTGGTATCTGGCGAACATTGAAGAGTTTGAAACAACGCACGGCAAAGAATGCTGAGAGTTATCTTGAAAAGTTATGGACTCGATTAAAGACATTGCGATAGGGTTTGCAAATTTAATTACGGGCACAAACGATGAAATTGCTGAACAACGTATTAAGATTTGTACAACAGGTGAGACAAACGGAAAACCTTGCCCTCATTTTTGGCACGGGGCTTGCAGTTTGTGCGCTTGTGCTTTGGCTGCAAGGGCGAGAAATTTGGGACTACATTGTAAGATAAACAAATGGTGAAGGGTAAGAAGAAGCGCAAGGTTCAAAAGAATAGAGGGGGTAATCATAACCCTGCACCACAAACTCGTGCAGCAGCGAGTAAATCATTATTAGGAAATAATTTTTGGGAAATAAGATCAAAGCACGGACGTGATAAATTATTTGCCTCACCTCAATTGATGTGGGAGGCGGCCTGTGAATATTTTCAGTGGTGTAATGATCACCCATTTTATAAAGCTGAGAATAAAGTGGTAAGTAATGGAGGTAATTTAGGTTCGTCTGTTGAGTTACATGAAGAGCCTGTAAAACGACCATACACAATGGAGGGATTAACACTTTTTTTAGGTTGTTCAATCAGTTATTTTCGTACCTTTAAATCCACCTCAACGGACAAAGATTTTTTAACGGTCATAGAGCAAATACAGCAAACAGTATATGATCAACAATACAGTGGTGCTGCTTCAGGGTTTTTTAATTCAAATATTATTTCTCGTGCTCTTGGTCTCATTGACAAACAAGATATCACAAGCGGTGGCGAGTCAATGTCACCCGTGATCACTACAATGTTGAATGGAAAAATTATTGACGGTGAAATAAAATAATTATGAGAATGTTTTTTGGTATCATATTGTTTGTGCTGTTTTTAATTTTTGCCGCTTTGTGTGGCTGCCTGAAAGACATTGATCGCAGCGAGGCTGAGAGGGTGTAAAAGTGGTTTGTTAATAACCAAATTATTTTGCAATTTTGTGCAGGGTTGTTTTTCGTAGAGGTATTTTGGTACAGAACCGGGGTTAGAGGTGGCCCCGGTTTTTAAAATTTAAAACAATGGAAAAATTAACAGTCGGTATACTCAATGAAAGGTTTGGTTTTAATTTTATACCAAACAGTCACACGTTGATGAGTGATGGCAAAGGCTGCATCATTGATGTATATGGCAAGCCATTCAAGATAAATGGTGACAATGTTGAAACTGTTGAACAACTTGAGAATAAGCTCGCACTGTTTTATGGCTCTGAAGAAAAGCCAAAGAAATCCAAGACTGTTCAGTCTGATAAGTCCGCTGCATAGTTGTGAAGTTTGAGCCTAATGCTCTTTATTTCAAAATGGCTGAGCTGGTACAAGCTCGTAAGCCAGGCACCAAATTAATTATTGGAAATGAAGGTTCGAGTCGAAGTTCAAAGACTTGGGACACAATTCATTTGCTTGTGTGGATATGTGATCATAACCGCAATAAGAAATTAGACATTTTCGGGTTTCGTGATACTCTTGTCAATTGTAAGGAATACCTTCTCAAAGATTTCAAGAACTGTTTAACCGAAATGCAAATTTGGAATGACAAGTATCTGTCAGATAATTCAGGCAAGCCCAACTACAATTTATTTGGTCAGATTATAAAATTCCGCGGCCTCGATGACAATTCTACAGAAATAAAAGAATCAACAGACTCAGATATAATCTTTTTCAACGAGATCCTTTCAGGCTATGACAAGGAGCGGGTGATGAATTGGATAATGCGGTGTAGGAAATTAGTTATTGCTGATTGGAACCCTAAGTATACTGACCACTGGTTTTTTCAATTTGAGAAACGAGACGACACAGTGTTCACACATTCAACATATAAGTCAAATAGACATCTTCAAGAATCTGTTATCAAAGAGCTTGAAAGTTACAATCCTGATATTCCTGCTAATGTTGCGGCTGGGACTGCTGACAAGTACCGTTGGAAAGTTTATGGCAAAGGTGAGCGGGCAAATAGGGAGGGGCTTGTGTTTCCTGAAGTCACCTATGTAAAAGAATTCCATAAAAATATAGAATCGTTTAGTTACGGACTAGATTTTGGAACGGCGCATCCTACAGTAATCACTCAAGTAGGGGTGGTTAAGAAGCCTATTAAATCAGATTTATACCTGAAAAAATTGTTTTATAGTCCGTGTGAAACATCAGTTCCCATAATTGAAGCAGTAAAAATATTAGGTATTAAGAAACACATTTGGTGTGATACAAATATGGATAATACTAACACTGGTGTTGGCTGGGTGGCTGACATGAGACGTGCAGGTATCCAGGCAATTCTTACCAGTAAGTTTCCAGGCTCGCGACTATATTGGATTTCTACGCTCAAGAAATTTAACATTTATATCATTAATGATCTTGATTTTAAGCGCGAGCAGGAAAACTTTTGCTATCGTGTGGTGGATGGTATACAACTGTCTGAAACTGTTGACAAATATGACGATTGCTGGAGTGCCTCAGGCTATGCAGTAGTAGGGGACCGTCTGGCAAATTGAGAGGTTTGTTTTATTCAATATTTCGCGTTACATTTATGGTGATTTATCAATTTTGATGTACTGGCAAATACTGGCGGCTATCCTTTCTGCTTATATCATTCGTTCGATCGCCACAACAGCGATCGCTCTTTATTACACTCCTTTTCGATCATGGCTAGTAAGTAACAAATGGAACTTTTACGGTTTCGTGGCAGCTTTGTTTGCAATTAGTTGTTGGGCAGTTTTCTTTACAATCATTTTTAAATGAATTTCTTTGACAACCTATTCGGAACTATTGCAGCGGGCTCAGGAGCAGGACGGGTTGCGTTTAATCAAGATTTTATACCTGTTGGCAAAAATGGCGAGACGTTAACAATACGTGGTGAGTCTGCATCATGGATTGGTTTACAATCACCAATGATGCAGTTGTGGGCGTATGATTTTTGTTTTCCATTGGCTTCTGTTGTTGATCGTTTAGCAGAGGCTGATATCACTGGTATTATTGAAATTTTGCGCGCAACTGGAAAGGGTAAAGAAAATTTTGCAACAAATGACTGGGCAGTCCAGATGAAACGATTGATGGCTAATCCTAATCCGTTGCAAACCTGGGAACAATTTCGCGGACAACAAACAGCATTTAAAAAGATATTTGGCTATTGTCCAGTAGTTCCTATACAGCGCAGCGGTTTCGGGCCTGAGTACTCTTCAACAATGTGGAATATACCACCTTGGCTATTTACTGCAGTACCTACCGGTGATCTGCTTTACCAAACAGATTTGAGTGGTATTGTAAAAGAATATCGTGTTTCACTTGGTGGTCATTCATACACATTGCGGCCAGAGGATGTTATGATATTGGAGGACTCTTTCATGATTGATCATAGACGCAGTTACATTTTGCCACAGTCTCGCTTGATTGGTCTTGATATGGCTGTAAGTAATTTGTGCGCAGCAATGGAGGCAGACAACGTGTTGTTGAGAAAACGCGGGCCATTAGGGTTCATATCATTGAGTCCGAAAGGTGATGCCACAAGTCCTTTGCCGCTTGACCCGAATGCTAAGGAAGAGCTTCAAGAAGATTTGCAAAAATATGGCACAAATTTTTCGCAGTTTCAATACGTTATCTCTAAGAATGCAGCCACTTGGAACCCGATGTCATTCGATGTAAAAGAATTGGGAACAAAAGAGACAGTTATTGCAGCAGCAAAAGCTGTGTGCCATAGATTCGGTTTCCCTTGGGTATTGTTTGAAGATTCTGATTCAACTTATTCAAATCAAGAGAGTGCACATAAGAAGTTTTATGACAATAATGTAATCCCAAATAGCAATCGTGATTTAGCTAAGTATAGCCAATTTTTTAAAGCTGCTGAAAATAATTGTAAAATATGTAGTAACTACTCACACTTGTCTGTGTTTCAAGAAGATTCTCTTAATGAGGGTCGTGCACGTGCATATCTTGATCAAGGGTTACAAATTGAGTATCAAAATGATATTATCACTTTAAACCAATGGCTTGAAGCATTAGAAATGGAAACAGTACCGACAGGTGATGTATATTATTCGCAAAGCCCAGCGAAACTTGCTGCTGATGCAGCTAAACAAGCGCAAGTAGACGCCCAAGCAAAATTAAACTCGTTGAATCAGCAACAACCTACAAAATGAAAAAGAAAAAAGTGAAGGCCGAAAAAAGCTACCAGGATAAAGTGAGCGCCAAAATTAAAAAGAAATGAAAACAAAAACATTTAAGTCTGAAGTGATGGATGTGGCTGAAAAAGGCATAGTTACCATTGCTATCTCAAAGTTTAACGTTGAGGACGCCGGTGGCGACATGACGCACAAAGGAGCGTTTACTAAAACTTTTCAAGAAGGTGGCAACCGTATCAAACATTACATGGATCATTCATTGAAACAATCCGCGAATGTGGGATTGCCTGTGAAAATGTACGAGGACGCAAATTACGCAATAGTAGAGTCAGCGTTGAACTTAGAAAAAGAAATCAGTCGTGATCTTTTCAGTGACTACAAATTTTTCAAGGCTAATGGTAAAACCCTTGAACATTCTTATGGTTACGAGACAATCAAAGGTAAAGCCCGCACAAAAGGTGAGGACATTTTTGAACTCAAGATGTACGAGTATTCAACAGTTGGCCTGGGCATGAATGAACACACCCCGTTGCTCGGTCTCAAATCATTGGAAGATTTAGTAGCTTTGGAAGGTTACTTGAAAAAATATGACGTGAGTGAATATCACGCGAAAAAAATTCAAAAAATAATTAAGTTGATGAAGAAACTCCAACAGCCGGAACCCACTGAGGAGAAAAGCAAGTCGCTGTATGCACTTGACTTGAGTGTAAAGTCAACAGGTTCGTTGTATAATTTAAAATTAAACTAAAAATGAAAAAAGTTAAACTACTGATTGTAGTGGGTTTGTTGCTTGCCTTTACAGTTTCATTCGCACAAGCAAATGACCATGTGCTGAAAAAAGACGTTATTGAAAACGTTGGGCAAATTGGCGTTGAGTCTAAAGAGGCTTACAAGGTTGACGATGCAGAATACACAGGTTGTGTAATTTCTAAATCCAATATTGGGCACGGGTTGGGTTTTGGTTCTGAAGGTATCGCATTGCTTGGAGGCATTGCAATGTTGGTTGGGCTATTTAAGCGAGACCCATTGTTAACCAGTCTTGTTTTGGCAGCAGCAATTGCTTTTATTATCAATGGTGACCATTCTACATCGGCTACTGTTTTGGCGGTTGCACCATTTGCGATCAAGATCAACAAAAAAGGATTGGAAGGCGAAGCACTCAAGGTAATTGAAGACCTGGAAAAACGTTTTGAAGCTATTGATTTCAAAGGTCTTGATGAATCTGAGGTTATACAACTTCAGGCAAAAGCAATCGATGCAGCGTTCGAGCCTTACAAAAAAATCAAAGAGTTACCATTTGATAAGCTCATTGAACTATTTGATAAAGATAAAGGTGTGCAAGCAATTCTTTTGAAACAAGCTGACGAGATCAACAAACTCAAGGCTGGTAACATTGTTAAGTCAATGTCAGTTCGCGACCAAGTTGAAGCATGGCAGACTAAGAATAAAGATGTGATTGCAAAAATCAAGGGCGGTACTGTTGCGGAACTTCCAGCGTTTGAGATCAAAGCAGCAAATTCTCCAATGACCCCAGCAAACACAGAAACAAGTACGGTAACTCTTAATGCTGGTTCAGTGTTGAGAATGGGTGGAGACTTTTTTGACATTCTTAGAACCCAGCCAACATTTTGGGATTATCTTACTAAAACAAAAACAGGTTTAGAAACATATCCTTGGGTTGATAAGAAAGTACCAGCCGCTTCAGGCGCTGCTGCTTTCATCGGCCCCGGAATTGCAAAGCCTGGTGTTTCGTTCACGCTCGATGTAGAAAAATCAAACGCCAAGAAGATTGCAGTTTCCATGAAAATGGCAACGGAGTTACTTGATGATGTTGATGGGATGGCAGGGTTTGTAGAAACAGAACTTGCATATCAGTTGAAGATTCAGTTGAATGCTGATCTTATGACAGGTGTTTTGTCTTCTACAAAAGTTGCAGGTGTACAGACTTACTCATTGACGTTCACTACTTCAGGACTCTCCACTGTTAACCCTAACAACTGGGATTGCGCGCGTGCATTGGTTGCACAAATGAGACTAGCATTCATTCCTGGCAACATTGTAATTTTCATGAATGCTGTGGATACTGCTAACATGGATATGGAGAAAGCAGTGAGCCAAGGCACTTACATGGGACTTACTGTTCGTCAGGTTCCCGGTGCTGTAATTGTAGAGGATTTAAACATCCCTGCTGGTTACGTACAAGCTGTTGCAATTGACTGCTTGTATACTAAAATCTACAAAGGCTTCATGTTAAAGTGGGGATGGGAGAATGATGATTTCACTAAGAACCTAGTGACTGCTATTGCAGAAATGAGGTTACATTCTTTCCATTCTTCTAACCATGCTGCCGGTTTTATTTACGACACGTTGGCCAACATTAAGGCACAAATTGCAGCAGCATAATAAAATAAATTTTCAATTGTAAAAAACAAAATTATGGCAGAGAAAAAAGAAAAAACAAAAGCACCGGACGCAAAACAAATAGATGTATCAAAGGATGCAAGTGTTGATTTTCCGGTTGAAGTTGAATCACTAGATGCAAACCCTTATCACAGCCCTGGTGAGATTTTTAAGATAGGTAGCAAAAACGCAGACAAGCTTGTAAAACGTGGATGGGTGAAGCTGGTTAAAGCTGCTTCAATGCTTGTACTGTTTGTGCTTGCATCAGTTGGTGCGTTTGCACAAGCTTCTGTTATTGCGCCGTTGTACAATGCAACAAACACGTATTCGCTTGCTAAGCTTCAAGCTGCAACAATTACGCAGGATACTGTTACTGATACAGGCACAGGTGCTTTGTATGTGAAGCGCATTGCTGGCCCCGGTGTTGTAACGATTCAAGTGAACGTGCAGAAAGTTAGCGGCACAGTGGCGGGTACAATCACGCTCTCTGGAAGTCTTGACGGTGTTAACTATGTAGCATTGAATACGCAAGAGACACAAACAGCCCTCGCTACTGCTACTTTAGCAAACACTACGGGTACTGTGGCTTACAGTTGGCGACTAAGTGCAAACCCTTACCTGTATTATAAGGTGGGTACGGCAGGGGGTACCACGACTGTGTATTATCTGACTGCTTGGATACTTAAGCACTAAGTAATTAAAAGATGTTAGCAAACGTTGTCACTTCAGCCGATTTTGATACCAAGCCTTGGCAACTTCAAGGGTTGTCAGATATTGGCCCATCATTTGATGATTTTGTAGCCTTCAATCAAAATGAAATACTTTTGAAACTGTTAGGCCAAACATTGCTTGATGCTTTTTCGGCTGGGGTGGCAGCGTTACCTGTTACATGGGATGTGGAGACACATTTTGCAGTTGACGCGCTTGTGGTTTATGGTAACAACATTTATAAGTCATTAGTTGGAAATAACCAAAATGTTTTACCGACAGCCGACCCGTTAAAATGGGAATTACAGGCTGATAATCGTTGGTTGAAACTTTTGGCGGGTGACAATTATACAATCAGTAATCGCAAGTACAATTATGGAGGCGTAAAAGCTTTCATGATGCCATACATTTATTCAATGTGGTTGCTGAGAGAAAGTACAGCTGTCGTTTCAACTGGTGGGGTGGTTTCTGACAATAACGAGAACAGTAATAATGCTGGTGTAGCCACTAAAGTAACAGTGGCGTTTATTAGCTTCAAAAAACTTGTCATAAATGGTTACACCACATTGCGATTATTTTTTTACTACACTGCTTGTCGGTTTCACGCGCAAGGCACCTTGTTTGGGTTTCTTTACGCCAACGATGCTGTCTATTATGGTGATGTGAGTGCAGAGGGCGACGGTAGCACAGTTGCTTACTTGAGCGCGCATTTTACTCCTTTGGGTTCTATTAACGAATTTGATTTGTGAATTATATTGTTGATGATATAGGGGTAGTGGTGGAAAATCTTAGCTCAGGTAGATATTGGGCTAAGGAGTTTGACCAATTTTTCCGCGGTAATCCGTGTCAATATCTTTACGGCCATCGTTTGCAAATCAATAACCAGTTGTTACGTCAACAACAGAATCCAGCAAAAAAGGAGCAACGTTATCCGCTCATTGCGTTATTTTTGGACATAGAAGAGCCTGTTATCAATGGGGTTATTAATTACAAACTCAATCTGGTAATTGGGGCAAAGACTGATCCAAACTACTCAACCGAGGCACGTTATCAAGACAACAAACCGTTCAAGTCTGTACTTTACCCATTATACTATGCCTTTATGCAATCGCTTTCAGATAGCGGCTTGTTTATGTGGCCTGGGGTGGCAGATATGCCCAAGCATTCAAAAATTGACAGACCATTTTGGGGAGTGTCTATAGCAGATGAGTTAGGGGTAAAAAAAAATGAAGCTAACATCTTCAATGATTTCTTAGACGCGATACAAATTAAAAATTTAGAGATTAATCAAAAATTAAAAACTTGTTAATATGGCAGATTGCTTAATATTGAAAAAGAACCTTGGTTTATCCAAGTGTAATTTGCTGCCAGCCCTTATCAAAGGGATGATCACAACCCCGAATGGGTTTTCGATCACAGCTGCTAACGCGTTGTTGACAGCACAATGGCAGAACAGTCTACTTCTATCACCAGCTTTGCGCACTTATTTTTGGCCTTTGTTTAAAGGTTTCAAAGATAACAGCGAAAAGACTGTTTATGAAGAAAACGAACTCGCATCATTGAAGGTGCGTGATGGAAAATTCCGTTTCCAATTTGAAATAAAGGAGAGTCTTTGCGTGCATAAAGCAATGCAGAGTCATTCCGGTAATGCATCGGCCCGTGTGTTTCTTATTGATGTTGAAAACAATATCATAGGGACAACAGACGATAGCGGTGTAACCTTTAAAGGTTTCCATGTTGAGTTGTTGAATGCTGAGAAACTTGTATTCAGTGATGGTAAAGTTTCTACTAAATCACCAGTCTATCTTTGTTTATCGGATAATAAAGAACTGGACGTGAATGGAATGATGGTAGCGGCTGTGCCGTTGTCTGCAAGCCTAAACCGTTTAACAGATATAACAATTGCGCAAGTTGGAAACCTTGCTGCTACAATTGTACAGGCTACAGTTAAAGCAACTTGTGACGGTACGTCAATCGATGGCCTTGTGGCTGCTGATTTCAGTATTAAAACCGCGGCCGGAGTTGTACACGCTATCACAGCAGTAGCTCAGGACGCTGTTACCGGAATTTATTCAATAACTTCGGCAACAGCCATTGTTGGTGACATACTTTCTATTGTGGGCCCAGCAGCGCTGACTATACAAGCTTACGAAGCAGGTAACACGGTTGTAATTGCTTAAAGAACTGGTTGCTGACCCCGTAAGGTCTCAACCTTTTTATTAAATGGGGAAAATACAAGCATACATTGATAAACTGAAAGCAATTGATGAACAATCTCAAACAAGTGCGTTACTTCGTATTGTAAATGGTCACCAAGCGCAGTTAATTGATCTCAATCAATCGCAATTATTGGCAGGGCGTAATTCACGTGGGGAGGAATTAGGACAATATCGCAGCGCATCTTATGCTGCATTGAAGAACAGATTGAACCCATTACCTGGTTACGGTGTGTGGGACTTGAGATTGAGTGGTGATTTATACCGTGCAATGTTTGTTGAAGCAAGCAGTTTTCCTGTAATGATTGATTCAAGCGATAGTAAAGCAGATAAGTTCCGTGACGCAAGCCCGTTTGGATTTGAACCAAAAAGCAAAAATGAAATTGTACAAGAGCTCAAACCAGAAATCCAAGAGTACTACCGTTCTGTTTTTCAGCTATGAGACAATAACGCTCAAGCTGTATTTAGAAATTGTTAGAAGTCTTGATTTTAAGAAATTAATTGTAACAGGTGCCCCGACTTTAGAGGAGTGCCAAAAACAATGGGACAGTATTATACAACGTTGTGCAGAAAGTAACGGTGGTCTCGATTATGTTGGGTTCATTGATTTGTCGCAACGTTATGGATATTTACTACAGGAGTACAATGTTGTTAAGGCCTGGATCACTACACTGTGGTTCAAGATTGATGATAAAATAATTGAACAACTTACTGAACGTGGTTACAACATCATCACCACAAAAGACAATCCAAAATACGATAACACAATCACTATTTCAGAGAATTATAAACGCAGTTTAATTGCGGCGCTACAACGTTCAGAGAATCTTGTAACAAAACTCAAAATGACCGCTAACGAATTACGGCTTATGCTTGATGGCAAAGAAGGCGGTCGCCAAGAAATGATGTTTGATGAAATTATGGCGTACCTGCAATTACGCGGCCTCAAAATTGAAGATGATTTGAAACTCAGTAGGTATATTGAACTGCTTAAGATTATGAACAAGTCCTCTAAAGAAGAAGTTAATGGCTGATGGTGGTCCTTTAGAACGGCAAGACCTTGTATCTGATGATGCACTGAGAGCTCCTGGTATTCTTACTGATGAGTTTCAAAAGTTATTGGATAAGTTGGATGATGTGGTAAAAAAGTCGCAAGAGTATGGTAATGCTTTTTCTACTGCTGATTCATCGACTGCAAAATTAAAAGAATCTACTGCCGGATTATCTGACGAGCAACGGGTACTAGGTCAAATCACTACACAAATAAACACACTCATTGCAAAACAAAGTGATGAATACATTGAACAAGTAGGAGTATTAAATAATTTGAAACAAGCTACTAAAGATAAAACTGCACTGGGTGAGCAAGAGGCTCAATCCATTACTAAAGAAAATGCTAGCCGCAATCAATTAATGGCAGCATTAAATAGTAATCGTGCTGCTTATTCAAATTTGAGAAATGAACAAGCAAGAAACTCACCTGAAGGTCAGAAGTTATTAAAGACAATTCAAGATCAAGACAAAGGATTCAAAGAATTGAGTCGATCAATGGGTGACAATAAGCAATTAGTTGGCGGTTATCGTAGTGAGCTCCAAGAACTTGTTGAAAAATTTGGTACTGTTAATCCTGAGTTACGTGAGGCAAATGAAAAATTTAACCTCCTTAAAGGATTAGGTGAGGCTGCTTTTTCGCCATTGGGTTTAACAATTGCTGGGATTGCAGTTGCGTTAGGTATAACAACTAAGGCACTTGATGTATTTTATGAGGACTCTATTCAGGGGCAAGATGCGTTAAACCGTTCCTTTACTACCTGGCAAGCATTGTTGTTAGTTATTAAGGATACTTTTTTCGATTTTGGTAAATCAATTTCTGAAAGCGGTTTTCTTGGTAAGGCGGTGACATTGTTTTCACAATTTGTTGCTTACGCTACCAAAGGGGTTAGTGGTGTGGTGGAGCTCGCTGAAAAGAATGAGAAAGTTAATGCAACTGTTGAGCAATCAATAGCACTAAAACGAGAAGAAATAACACTTACTGTAGAACTATCTAAACTCACTTTAGAAAAAGAAGACGAGCTATTTGTTGCAAGAGACAAAGCTGGCCATCAATTAGACGAGCGTTATGAAGCTTTGCAAAAAGGTAAAGCACTCAGCAAAGAGATAATGAACGAGCGTATAGCTCAAGTTGATAATGAAATAAAGTTGCAACAGTTGGAGATTTCTCAAGAAACTACTAAAAGTGTTTTGGGTATGACAGCTGTTCAAATATTGAAAGAATCAAATTCGTTAGGACTTGTTAATTATGCTCAAGTAAAAAAACTTGCAGACCTTGAGGCCCAACGTAACCAAATACAATCAGATCGTTTAAAAGGCTCGCGAAGGAATCAAGCATTAGAAGCCTCAATAATTGATGAAGCTATTAAACGTGAAACAGATTTTGAAAAATCTGTTTTAGATTCAAAAGAAAAGGCGAGTGCCGAAGTAATAAAAGTTGATAAGGATGAAGCAGAGCGTATAAAACAAAATCAATTTAGAACTTGGCATGATAGATTAGAAGCATTAAAAGTATCTATCCAAAAAGAAGATGAGTTGAATGATTTATCATTACAACAAGCAGTCAGGAACGAGCTTGAAAAATATGTTGCACTGGTAACCTTAGATAAAGAAACGCATGATCGTATTAATGAACAAGCTCAAGGCGATTTAGAAAAAAGAGCAGCGTTAGAATTACAAGCAAAGAAAGACCTTGTCTATACGAACACAAACTTTACTACTACAGTAGGGAATCTTTATGAAGAGTTTAACAATAAAAGACTAGGGCTTGATAGAAAGTTTAATGCAGAAGAAATAAAACTTGAAAAAGAACGAGCAAAACAAATTTTAGAAATTGAACATAGGTTAGGTGATCAACTGATTGCTACAACGGTGTCAATTGCTGAAGGTCAATTCGAAGCTCAATCAGCAGGTATTGAAAAACAACTTGAAAAATTAGACGAGTGGCACACAGAGGAGACAAAATTAGCTGGTGATAATGCAGAGGCAAAGATAAAGATAGATGAAGAGTTCACACGACGACAAAAATCTTTACAAGAAGAGCAAGCAGCGATAAAAAGAAAACAAGCAATATTTGATAAAGCAGCTTCTGCTATTGAAATTGCGTTTAAGACAGGCATAGCAATTATGGAGGCTGTTGCAGCTTCGCCATTAACCGGTGGTATGCCTTGGAGCGGGCTTGC